CGGTGTTTGGCGGCACTCCCAAAGGCAAAAACCAGTTCCATGACATTTACAAAGTCAGCCAATCAACGCCAGGCTGGTTTTTGACCCGCCTGCCAGCCTCAATATCCAAGCTGCTGCCTGACTCTGAGCTGAAGGATGCACGGGAACAGGTCAGCCAAGACCAATACGACCAAGAATATGAGTGCAGCTTTGATGCTGCTATTTTGGGCGCTTACTACGGCCAAGAGATGCGGCTAGCTGATGCGGAAGGCCGAATTAGGGATTTACCCTTTGATCCTGAATCGCCAGTGTTTACCGCATGGGATTTGGGTTATCGGGATGACACGGCGGTCTGGTTCTATCAGGTGGTCAGGGGCGAGATCAGGGTCATGGACTACTACGCAGTCTCAGGCGCAAGCATTGAAGAAATTGCGATTATGGTCATTGGCAAGGGCTACCGCTACACCAAGCACTATTTGCCCCATGACGCTAGGGCCAAGACGCTGGCATCAGGCGGCAAATCGATTGTTGAGCAACTGGCAGCGCACTTGGGTATGGAAAAGCTGGCAATCGTGCCTGACATTGGCATTCAAGACGGCATTCAAGCGGTGCGTTTGATCTTGCCCAAGTGCTATTTTGACCCTTCTTGCGATGAGGGGCTGGAGGCACTCAGACAGTACCAAAGGGAATATGATGAGGATAAGAAGACTTTTAGGCAAAATCCCCGTCATGACTGGTGCTCACATCCAGCAGATGCGTTTAGAATGTTAGCAGTGGCCTACCGGCAAGAGAACAAAGACCAAGCGCCACCTAAAGGCAAAACCCTGCAAACCATTACTCTCGATGAGATGTGGGACTTTGAGACTACTCACAAACAGGAGCGAATATGAGCCAGCCAGTAGCAGAATGCGGTGCATACAAAAACATCACCGAAACAGGCGCAGTGACCACAGGCCCATGCCAGCTCATTGGGTTCTATGTCAACAGCACCACAATAGGCACATTGGTGCTTAAAGATGGCGGGTCAGGCGGCACTGTAATGAGTGGCACGATCACTCCCACAATTGGATTCCATCCATTCCCAGCCAATGTCGGCACAAGCCTGCATGCAACTATTGCTGGCACTGCGCTTAATGTAACGTTCTTCTTTGCTGCTGGCTTCTGATGGCATACGAAGACACCGGCGCTTACGAGGGCGAAGACCCTGGCCCGTATTGGCACGACCAGATAGCAAACGCTGAAAAGGTCTTTGACAAGTGGGACAGGCGAGGCCATAAGATCATCAAGCGCTACCGCGATGAGCGCGATGCGGTAGAGATGCCAAGGATGAAGTTCAACATCCTGTGGTCAAACATTCAAGTGCTCATGCCTGCCCTGTATGGGCGGCAAGCCAAGCCTGAAGTATCACGCCGATACATGGATCAAGACCCTGTAGGACGCTTGGCCTCCACCATGCTGGAGCGCGTGATCGAGTATGAAACAACCCAATTTAACGACTTTGACAGCGCAATGGTCAACGCTGTGCAAGACCGGCTGTTGCCAGGTCGAGGCACAGTTTGGATTCGTTACGAGCCTGTAATCGTAGGCCAGCCAGCGCCCGAAGTCGAAGTCGAGCTTGGGGAAGCTGAAGAACCGCAAGTCTCCAATGTTCAAGAGTCGGGCGAGTCGATTGACGCTGCCCACAGCCCTGTGGATTATGTTTATTGGAGCGACTTTCTGCACAGCCCAGCCCGTACATGGGATGAGGTTTGGTGGGTAGCCCGTGCCGTCTACATGACCCGCGATGAGGGTGTGGAGCGTTTTGGCGATGTGTTTAAGAATGTCGGCCTGACTGACCAGAACACTGATGACGATGGCAAGAACCAGCAGACAGTCAAGACCACCTTTGAGAAAAAGGCCAAGGTTTTTGAAATCTGGAACAAGCGCACTTTTAAGGTGTGCTGGGTTGCTAAGGGTTATCCCTTGTCCCTTGATGAGCGTGATGATCCGCTTGAGCTAGAAGGCTTTTTTCCTTGTCCTAAACCCCTGATTGCTACGACAACCACGGGGACGATGATCCCTGTTCCTGACTACTGCGAATACGAAGACCAAGCGCAAGAGCTAGACAACCTGACGCAGCGCATCTACATGCTGACCAAAGCCTGCAAGGTGGTTGGTGTGTTTAACGCTGAGTTTAAGGAGCTGGGTCGCCTGTTTACAGAGGGCATTGACAACAAGATGTTCCCTGTGACAAGCTGGGCGGCAATGAGCGAGAAGGGTGGACTGAAGGGTGCTATCGACATGATGGACACCTCGCAGATCATCATCACGCTGCGCGAGTTGTATGCGGCGCGGGAGCAAGTCAAGCAGTCTATCTACGAAATCATGGGCATTTCGGATATTCTGCGCGGCGCATCTAAGGCGCAAGAGACTTTGGGCGCACAGCAGCTCAAGGCTAACTTTGGCTCACTGCGACTAAGAAGCAGCCAGGGCGAAGTGGCTCGGTTTGCCACAGACATCTTTAAGCTCAAAGCGCAAGTTATCTGTAAGTTTTACCCGCCTGAGCTGATTGTTGAAATGTCGGGCGTAATGAATACGCCAGATGGTCAAGACCCGCAAATGCTGCAAGCTGCGATCCAGATGCTGTCAAACAGCACGATCCGCGACTTCCACATTGCAGTCGAGGCTGACAGCTTGGCTCAGATTGACGAGCAGGCAGAGAAACAGGGCGCACAAGAGGCTGTTCAGGCTATTGGGCTGTTCTTGCGTGAGGCCATGCCAATGGTAGGCTCTGCGCCTGAAACGCTGCCAATGGCCTCAGAAATGCTGCTGTTTCTAGTGCGCCGGTTTAAGGCTGGCAGGGGGCTGGAATCGGCTGTTGAACGGGCTATGAAGGCGCTGCAAGACAAGGCAGACCAAGCGGCTCAGCAACAGCCAGCGCCCGATCCGGAGCAAATCAAGATGCAAGCCCTGGCGCAGTCTGAGCAAATGAAGACGCAAGCGCAAGTGCAGTCAGACCAGATGAAGCTGCAAGCAGAAATGCAAATGGCGCAAGCCCGTGCTGAGTTTGACATGCAGATGCAGCAGGCTAAGACTCAAGCAGACATGCAAATAGCGCAGATGAAGGCTGAATTTGAGACTGTTAAGCAGCAAAACGAAATGCAAATTAAGGCCAGAGAGATGGCCGGTAAGGAAGAATATGAACGATGGAAAGCAGAGCTGGACGCAGCGACCAAAATTATGGTTGCAAGGATTGGCAGCAATCCTGGTGTCGATTTACCTGTCGTTGAAGCGGCGGCTGCTCAAATAACCAACGAGTTGGGCGGCACGATTGTGCAGGCAATGGACAAGATTGCCATAATGCACGACCAGATGGCGAATCTCCACGGCGAGTCAATGCAAAACATTGGCAATGCCATGCAAAGGCTTAACGCACCGAAAAAAGTGGTGCGGGGCGCTGACGGCATGGTGATCGGGGTAGAGACAGCATGAGCTTAGCCCTTGCTGATCGGGTAAGGCAAACAACCACCTCAACCGGCACGGGGACAATTTCCCTAGATGGCTCGGTTGAGGGGTTTCAGTCGTTTGCGGTGATTGGCAACAACAACACCACTTATTACACGATTGCAGGCGGCGCACAGTGGGAAGTCGGGATCGGGACTTATTACGGCGGGACGCTAGCGCGAACCACTGTTATTTCCTCATCCACAGGCGCAAAACTTGACCTTGCGGCTGGTACAAAGGATGTGTTTGTCACGCTGCCATCAAGTGTGGCAGTCACCAGTGGCACGGATGTCACTTTTACAAAGGTCACATCTCCAACAGTACAGGCCACCAATTCAGGCGGTTTGGCCTTAAAAAACTCTGCTGGCACGACCCAAATGAGCATGGGCGCAGGGGGTGGTGACAACATCTCCCTGAATGTATCGACTAACCTTAACGGCGCAAATGCTCAAATAGACATCAGCCCTACTGGTACGGGTCATGTCCACATGAAGCCTAGCGGCTCGGGGTCGGTTGAAATAGCGCCAATCAACGCTGGTACTTTGGACAACTTGGTCATTGGCGGCATAACGCCTAGAGCTGTGACTGCGACATCACTGACCACCACAACTGGCACGATTTCCACTGCGCCAAGCGGCGGCACAGACATAGTTAACAAAACCTATGCAGATGGATTAGCCGCCAAGTGGGGTGATTAATGTTTGGCTATGCGGCATTTGCAGAGCTGCCATTTGCCACCATTGGCGTAGGTGTAGCGCCAGCACCGACTGAAGTTTTATTAGGTGGTCACTTTGGCTTTGACGAAAAGAAGCGTGATGCACAGTGGGCAAAAGATCGCAAGCTAGAGGCGCAGCGCAAGCAAAAGCTCAAAGAAGCCCTATTTGGCCTGCCGCCAGAAGTGCGGGAAGAAATCACATCTTCACCCGATCAAGCAATAGATGTTGCGCTAAGTAAACAAGTTAACTATGATGCGCTGATGCAACGGGTCAAAGACCTAGAAGCTAGGGTCAGGCGCAAGCAAGACGATGACGATATTGCAATGATTTTGGAGATGTTATGAAACGCACATGGGTCTACCCCGTTGACGGCAGCGAACCTTACGAGGCAACGGCAGGCGCATACAGAGGCGAGACAATTACCACTGTAATGGGCGACATTGAGCCTTTTAGGTCGCCAGATGGCGTGATGATCTCAGGGCGCAAGCAGTGGCGGGAACATTTAAAAGCCACAGACAGCATCGAAATGGGCCATTCTGATGTAAAGTATGCTCAACAAGAGTGGAACAGGAAAAAGGAAGTTCAGCGGGAACGGCTAAAGGGTCAGGTCGCCACAGTGCAAGAGTTTGACCGGCCAGGCTCACCGATTGCCCCAATGCGGATGAGTGGGCTGAATGTGGAGATGGCAAACCGCCTGCATAACAGGCCAATGCCAGAGCGCAAA